ATCTACTACTTTTTTTGCTCGTATTATGTCCAGACCTATTTTTTTAAAATTGATATTTTTAGGGTGAGGTTTTGTATCTGGAATATCAGATACATCACCAATAAGATTAACAATATGGGGTTTTGGTTCCATTCTATTTTCCAAACCATATGTATAATTTAATATTGCTAACTTAACACCATTTTTTTCTAGGATAAGTGGAGATATATCTTCATCATCTTTGAACGTACCAGTATGTTTTATTCCATACCTATCCAATATATCAATTGTTCTCTTAACACCATCTGCCGAACAATCGGCAGAATGGTTATTAGCAGTGACCAAACAATTTATACCAGAGTTAGCCAAAGCATAAGCTAATTCATCGGGTGAACTGAATCTCCAAGAATCATGACCAAATTCTGGTGGTATTCCAACATAAGGTTTACCACCAAATACTGTTTCTAAATTACCAACACAAAAATCAACAGACTTTAATTCTTTCTTTATATGTTTGAAGAAATCCATATAGTCATGTTTAGTTCCATTCCATGCCTTATTCATTTGGACTTGGTGATTCATAATATCACCCAGAAATGTTATAGAAAAATTATTTTTTTTTGATGCTTCGGTTACAAATGAATTGAAGTTTTCCATAATACTTATAATTCAAGCAAAGGTATAATATCCTTTGCGAGTTGAATTCCCGCTTTATGATCAGAAGGATAGTGCCAACCAGCTTTAATTCTACCTAATCCACTTTCTTGTGCTGCATCTATAAGTCCAACTTTATGTTCTGGATATATTTTTGCATAATACTCAGCAACAAGTCTAGATTGTGTACTATGTCCTGCTGGATAAGATGGTGTTCCTATTTTATCAACATCTCTATCCATTGATTGATTTATTACGATACCCAAGGGTGCCTCTAACTGAGCCGGTCGAGCTCTCAAAAATATATTTTTAAAATGTCTAGAAACTCCACCACCAATATCAGTCAACTTTTTTACTACATCTTTATTATATGATAATTTATTTTCGTCCATGTAATGAACGACTGAACATTCACTACACATATCATGAGTCTTTATGCTGAGGTCATCTTCTTTAGTTCTTGATTCTGTTTCTCTTTTTATTACAAGCATTTCAGTCTTTACTTCATCAGAACTGTTCATTGGTGGAGCCTTAACCACAATATCTTTCCATCCAGAATTAATATTTTTTGGTTTTTCTGCTGGATTGGATTTTGACTTTATATTGTCAATTTTTGTTTTTAAGGTAAATGTTTTAAATTTTTCCATCAAACCTCTTTCTTTTTTCCTATGTTATACTTTGTACATAGTTCCCAATCATCCTTTTCACGAAAACTGAGAACCTTTATTTGACTAAGAGGAGCACATTCAGTTGCATCACCTTTAATAGAAATTAATCCCCAATCCTTGAGTAAATTTGAAATAGTATTTCTACGTGCAATATCGTTACTGCTCAAATTTGTATTTTTTCCATCAAGTGCGAACAGCTCCTTGAAATGCACAATATAATATTTTCCCTGCTTATGTAAAATATGGCAGGATTGATATAATTTTCTCTCTTTTCTAGAAGCAACTCCAATCCGCGATAGTGTCTCACGAACCTTTAAAAAATCATCGGGCTCTCTGAGTCCGACTTCCAGCATCTGCTCCTGTGTCCAATTAACTTCTTCCATTTTTTCCACCTTTATTTAATTTTTGTTTTATGGTGGCGATTTGTTCATCATTCAGTATAGTAAGAGCTACCTTTGCTTTCTCGTTATTGTATCCATAAAACTCTTTAACATACTCTAGATCGTTTAATTTATTCGCCTTCAGCCAAGGAGTAAATCTTTTCCTTGGACGTATACTATTTATCAAAAAATCAAACTGAAGTTTTTTATCAGTGTTAGGATATTGGTTGATTTCATTAACCAACATAATAGTATCTTGAAAACCAGATAAGCACTTATTTACGATAAATGGTGGATATTTCTTTTCCCACTGTTCATCTTCAGTGTCCATCAACTTTTCTTTGGTGTGGTTTATTGAGTTTAGGTAGTCTTTTAATTCATACATGACATTTAAAAACTACATTAGTTCTTAGTTCGTAGCATTCTCTTGAAACTGGCATGGCTTTGTGTGGTAAATGTGCATCGAATATAACTAGACGATTACCTACATTCTCTACCAGTTGACCATCTATTAATGTTCCACCATTCCACTCAGGTTTCCAATCCAATCGTGGATAGAAAATCATAGTGAATTCACCATCGTCTATGTGTAGGTGAGGTTCTATACCGTGAGTGTGAGCATTACAATAGATTCTTTCATAGACAAGTTCTTTACCAACTTTACTCTTTGCATACTCAAATAAGAGGTCAGCCCAGTCAAAACCATTTTCATCACACTCTTGTTTATTGTGGCCACAGAGAACGTGCCAGTGTTTGTTTGGTTGACCCCTTTTAGATTCGTAATCAAATTTCCAAGATAGATTTTTTACATAGTCATCTATTAGAATTGCAATGTGTTCTTCTACAACATTATCAATTACTTCAATCATTGGAACTTCACTTTTGCCATTATTTCTGTTAGACACGCCAAGGTGTTGATTTCTTGGTCGGCAACAAATGCTGCTCGATGTTGGTACTCAGCCAATATAATGACAGCATGAGGTATAGTACTATGATCAAGGAAAGTATACAGGCTATCGTAAACGCTCCTAAAAAGGCGTACAGAATCCAAGTCAAGATTATTAACAACCCATCTACGGACATTTGTAAACTCCTTCTCTTTCATGAACTTCATCAGTTCTTTTATATTTATCTCTGCCATATCAACAAGGATACCAGCATCAATACGACCAGAAACAGAATACCTTTGAAGTTCGTTTAAACTACGCCTCCAATCTGGAAAGTGTCTTTGGATTACTTCAATAAGAACCTTCTTGTCATACTCCACATTCTCACTCTGTAGAATAAACTCCACACGTTTCATGAAGCCCATAGCAAGATTTGGTTTTTCAGATTTAGGAATTGTAAAATCAATAACACTACAACGAGAGTGTAGTGGCTCAATCAAACGATTCTTGTAATTACAAGTTAGAATAAACCCACAATTCTTATGAAATTCTTCTATGAACCCACGCAAGGCTGGTTGAGTAGATTGTGCATTTAGATAATCTGCTTCATCAAGAATTAGATATTTTCTACCACCTTCAAGTGAAACTGTAGATGCAAAGTTTTTGATCTTGGTTCTAAGAACGTCAATACCCGACTCCTCAGAACCATTGATCATCATATAGGTTGCACCAATTTCATCCAGAACAGCCTTTGCGATGGTTGTCTTACCAACTCCCGGCCCTCCAGATAAAATTAGATTTGGTACATTACCTTGCTCAACAAACTCTTTGAAAGTATCCTTTAGGGATTGTGGTAGGATGCAATCATCAACAGTTTTTGGGCGATACTGTTCAACCCATAAAAATGTGTCCATGATTAATTACCATAGGACGACTCAGGTTCTAGGGCAATAAAGTATTGTATGGGTAATTTTGTATTCTGGAAATGACTAATGCGTTTCTCAGAAACTTGAACATCATAACATCCTGGCAACAATTTAAGATTCTCAACCTTAAACCAGAATTTATATGGAACATTTTTTTGAGGGTCTTCATTTTCAACCTCAACATGAGAATCATAACTGTTTGCAGTATCATTCTTTTTATCTGTAACTTTTAATACAGCACTTCCAACATCCATACCCTCTAAGACCATATCTGGAGCACCAATAACCGCTGCAGCCTTCTGCACCTCTGACAAAACATCACTTTGCAAAGGAAACTTAATTTCTGTAGATGGCATGGTAACTTCTTTATTTGGTGTAGTTACAACAGATGGTTCACTATACCAATACTTTAGATTTTTACCTTTGGAACCAGACTCAGTAATAACAACAAAATCATCTTTAAAATCCAAATCTGGTTTTGTGAAAAGAGACATTGCTGATAGAAATTCATTCAAGTCATAAATTGCAAACTCCACAGGAAAAGTTTCCTCTACAGTTGCTTTTGAAACAATGTTTTTCATAGCTGACATTGTTGTAATTTCACTTCCCTCTTTAATCACTAAATTTTGATTAATTGTTGAGAAGTTTTTCAGTATAGATACTGTTTGATCGTTTAGTTTCATTTTTCACCTTTCTTCATGATATTGTGATTATGTAAAGCTATAATACCATAATGGATAACTTTTAGCAAGTCACTTCTATTATAACCATTCTTTTTTCCATATCGTTGAGCATACTTCATTATGTTCCCGATACAAAAACCTTCACCATGTCCACCATCAATGATGAACTCTGTGGCTTGAAATTTGTTTTGACTGTAGTGTTGATCGTATGTGGAGTCGATATAGTCTTTCAACTCTACTAAAGTTTTATCTTCATTGTATTTGTACATATTACTCATCATATAGAAAGAAGGGAACTTTGTCAAGTTCCCTTCGATCTTTTTTGGAAATTATTTTACCTCAATAAGTCGAGGTTTCTTTTCCTCTGGAACAATACGCTCAAGATCAATTGTGAGCATACCATTCTCAAGTTTAGCACCGTTGACTACAATATC